CCGAGAATTGGGCTCCGCTATCCCAGGAGCTTCCGATCTGCTTTACCTTACCCTTGATCGTCACCGTAACCTCCTGGTCGATCCCCAGGCCGATGTACCCTTTCGGCTGGACCTTACCCTTATCTCTGAAATTGAAGTGAGCGATCGTAGGCTCATCGTCTCTCTCCATTATTGTTTTAGCTTTCGACATTGTCTTCTCCTTTTTCTGGTTCACCTTCTCCCGGCATCCTGCCGCATTTCGGGCAGCGTTCCGGGTCTTCGTACATCCTCGTATCCACCAGGTACCTGGTCTTGCACCACCGGCAGACATAGAGAGGAAGATCGGTTATGGGTCCGGACATCGGTTATTCCTCTGTTGCCGCAGGCCCCGACTCTACGGGATTGGTTTCGGTTTCCACATGGACGACCATCTCATATGCGTAGTCCAAAAAAGCGATCGTATGCGCCTGTCCCCACCAGTCCGGCCTGGTCTTGAACCATTCCATCCACGTGTGGGGTGCAGTGGCTGCGACGGTCTTCTTCGCCCCGGACTTGCGCCGGATATACAGAACCGCTTCAAGCTCGTCGGTGTTTTTTACTTCCTGCCGGAAATCGCCCGCGGCTTCGCGTGCTTTTTGAAGCCGGCCTTCGTAGTATGCGGCTGACTCGTTTTTTCCGGCCCGGTTCCACCAGGCGATTGCGGCCTCGCGTTGGACTAACGGTAAAATGTCAAACTCATTCTCTGACTTGAGCGGTGTCCCATCCTTGTAGGCATAACGCCCGTTGCTGTGCAGGTAAACGGATGTCCCGCCGCTGGTTCCCCAGGAGCGGATAATCTGCACCGCGCGTTGTCCTCCATCCGGATTTTTGACATACAGTGTCTGTGCCATAGGTATGTATCCTTTCTGTGTTGCGGTAAAAAATGGGAGATGCGGCCGGCGTTTCTTATCCCGCCGGCCGTCTCCGGTTAGTCCCCGATAAAGAGGATCGTCAGCGACACGGCCGCCAGCGCGGTCTCGTGAGGCACCTCGATCAACTGTCCCATGTCGTAGGTGGTATCGGGCGCAGTGTTTGGCATGGTCGGCGTACCCTCCGCCGCCAGAGAATCCTCGACGTTGGCGCCGTTTTCGGGCGCGCCTGCTGCCGTCGATCCCGTCCTGATACCCTGGGTGAAGACCTTGATCGTCCGGTTTGCCGCGTCGTATTTATAGATAAACCCGTTCGCCGGGGGCTGCTCGATCAATCCCATCTTGATCTCATTGCGGAAACCAAACAACCCGATTGCGGGCATCGGGACTCCGCCTGTGTCGTAGGTCAGCGATCCGTCGCCGAAGGCGACCGTCGCAATCGTCATATTCCGTCCCGCTGCCGCGCCTGCAATCTCCCGATCGCGGGAAGCGATGGTCACGGTGACATCGGTGTTGGCAAAATGTGCCATAGTTTTGCTCCTTTCTTATGTGGATATAGGGGCAGTCAAACTGTCCTCATATATCGATTGTTTACGCCGTCTCGACCAGGTCGTCCAGATTCGCGAGGACCTCGGGGAGACATTTGACCAGTAAAAATGGTTTGACATGGCCCGTCTGAAGGCTGGTTCCTGCGTCGGTTGCGGCCACCGCGAGTTCGACGACGACTTCGCTTCCCGGTTCGAGCACCGTTCCCAAAGCCGCCCGGTCGTACATCACCTTCCCGGCTGCGGTAGTCGATAGAACCAGATGCGCGATGTCGGCATCACCCCTGTCCGTGTCGGACCCTGCTGTCGGTCGCAGATCGAAGTCTACTTCCGGAGTCGTATCGGCCCCGCAGCACACCTCAGTCACCACAGCGCCGGCAAGGAACACCTCGCATCGAAATGGGACGATGAACGTCCCCATATCGGCCGCGGGCTGGTCCGTGTCTATCCCCAGAGCATCGTCATAATCAACCGCCAGATGCAGCGGTAAAGCAATCAAAACGTCATCTTTTATCATGTGTGCCTCCTTATGAGGGGACAGGTTCACTGTCCCCTCAGTGCATTATTATGCAGTTTCGACCATATCGGCCAGGTTCCCCAGAACTTCGGGGATCTGCTTGACCAGGAGAAACGGTTTGACGTGTCCCGCCGCGCTACCACCGGTCGCGGCTGCTTTGAGTTCGACGACGACCTCCTCGCCCGGTTCGAGCACCGTTCCCAAAGCCGCCCGGTCGTACATCACCTTCCCGGCTGCCGTTGTCGAAAGGATCAGGTGCGCGATGTCGGCCGCTCCCCTGCTCGCGTCGGAGCCCGCAGTTGGCCGCAGGTCGAAGTCAACGATGGGGGTGGTCGTTCCGCCTGCGCAGGTTTCACAGACCACGGCCCCGGCGAGAAATACCTCGCAGCGGTAGGGAATGACAAAACTTCCCTTGTCCACCGCGGCAGCGTCACAGTCGATCCCGGCCGCATCGTCATAGTCAACCGCAAGATGCAGCGGCAGTGCAATTAAAACATCAGATCTCAACATTTTCGGTACCTCCTTGTTTCTTCCAATCGGTCTATGGAATCCGGACGGGTTTCACCCGTCCGGCGTTATCCGCATTTCAGTCGGTTATGAAGACCCGACCCTGATGATCCGGCACTCTCGGTCTGTGGCGCTCTGGAACAGTACATCGAAGGCCACCTTTCCATACCATGCCACCGCTTTTCTGCGACCGAAATCACCCTGGAAGTTCGGTTGTGCACGCAGCTCGGGATACTCGATTTCGATTCGTCCGACAGCATCCTCTCCAAAGACCACGCCCTCTCCGAGGACGCTACTGGTACCTACTCCGTTCGACAGGGCGCTCTCGTGGTTGATCTCGACGAGGCGGATATTCTCCACCATACCGATTTCTCCCCGATAGAGCAGGTCGCCTTTCTGTAAGTACATATGGAACGCCTGGATGACCCTGTCGTTCTTCAGTCCGCGAAGCGCCTTCGTGGCGAAGAGGCCGATGTAGTGATCCCCGTCATATGCCGGGGTGTGGATATCGTTGGCCAGGTAGTCGCGGATCACGCCGAGGTGGTCCTTGGTCAGGTTCACGAGAGCCGCTGTTGACGGAGTTCCGTCAGTATCCATCGTCCCTCCAGTGAGACTGGTCGGGATGAAACATATCTTGGCGTGGGTGCCGGTAAATGCGGCCGCGGCAGCCGTGTCCATGCAGAGATTCATCTGGTCTTTCAAAACCTTCTGAGCCCCTTCGTTCGGGGACAGCATGGAGAGATCCTCAGCAAGTGAGGAGTATTCCGCGCCTCGGCCCCATTCCTTGATCGTGATCGAATAACTGCCCATTGTGAGTTGATCAATCGGGATGCGGATATCTTCGGTGAGTTCCGCCGTTGTCGGTTCCGCAACCGGTTTGTAGTACGGCAGCGTGATGGTGTCACCCATACGCTTACCGAATTTTGTTATCTTCTTCGTGAATGGCACGATTTTGAACTTCAATGCGGCCAGCTTCAAAAGCTCGCCGGAAAGTGCATGGCTCTTGTAAACGCCGCTTTCTGCGTCCAGTGCCCAGGTAAAAGTTTTGCCCATGGTTCGTTCCTCCTGTTATAGTCGTCGTTGATCCTGGGCGAATTCGATGGCGTCGGACAGACTGACGGGTTTGTCTTCCTCCTCAGTCGCGTTTCTGCCGCCGGTCGTTCTACCGCCGGAAGTTCCGCGGCCCAGGGGAAGGTCGGCTTCTTGTTTTTTTCGTACATCTGCCGCAACCCTGGTCTCTTCCTCTGTCTTCAACTTCGTCCGGATACTGTTGTGATATTGTTTTGTCTGTAACACAGCCCACTCTATCTGTTTATCAAGCGTAGTGGGCATCCCCTTTTCGTCTGTGATCGGCGCGCGGGCGGCATACTGCCAAAAGAGAGGATCATTTTCGTCAAAACCCTCGCCGACGATCTGCTTTTTTACATAGTCCCTGGCCGGCTCCATCTCGACAGTGTCACTGTCTGTCTTTGCCTGCGTTTCAGTCTCAGCAGGCGCTATGCGCCCGTGGGTCTGGTAGTGTTCGTAGATGTCGATGTCGGCCTGGCTGAGGCAGGTTGCCGCTTTTTTCCGGTACTCTGTATCCTCCGGATCGAGCGCATCTATTGCTTCGAGAGCCTGCGCTTTTCGTGTCGCGGCAAAATCGACGATTGTTGCCCGCGTGGCCTCTGTTTCGGCCTTGATCCGGTCGGCATTTTTGATCCGGTCAAGCTCGGCTTCGACGGCCTTCGCCCGTTGTTCGGCCTTGGTCGTCCGTCCCTGGAGTTCCCGGTAGCCTTTTTCGGCCTCGGGGTGATTTTTAAATCGGAAGTCGGTCTCGGGAGGCATGTCCTCCTTTTTGGTTCGGGCCGCAATCTCTTCCGGTGACTCACCCTCTGGTGCTATCTTTGCTTCCGGCTTCTCTTCTTCTTTTTCCTCTGGTTTTTCTTCAGGACCCGGTGTCCCCGGTATGAACGGTGCGGCAGCGTTCTCGGTATTTTCCCCGTCAAACGTGATCTGCCCGTCCTTCATGGCCTGGTCGAGGTCGGGTGTGGTCTGCATTTCCTCGTTAGTTTTCTTCGGCATAACCTATCCTCCCATTTCGGCGTGTTCCCGGTTTCCGGGGGCCGTTGTTCTCAGTTTTACATACCGGTCAAAAAGCTGTTGTGTCGCCGCTCGGGCGAGTCCTTCCTTGATGCCCATCTCCTGGAGAATCTTCACGTAGGCCGAGGCCTCGGGATCGTCCTTGATCAGCGTATCAATCCGGGCAGTCAGTTTTCCCTCGACCAGCGCGATGATTTTCGAACCCGCTTCGGTCTTTGTCACATCAAACCAGTCCGCCTGCTCCTTGAGCATGGCTTCCTGTTGTTTCGTCGCTGTGTCACTTTTTTCGGCCGTCACCTGTTCCATCGGCCTGCCGGTCATAGGATCGACTTTGACGCCGGAATTATGCATTGATATCTCCCCCTCTCAGTGCGTCGGGTGCCTGCGCGGATCCCGTAGGCAGTCCGGCCAGCTGGTCCACTTTACTCATCAGGTCAGCGGCCTGGGAGGCCTCGGCGATATCCTGCTGATTTGCGGCAGTCTTCGCCTGCGCGGCCAATTGTTCGTACTGCGCCGCCAGAATCTGTTTGGCCTCTTTTTCATCCACGACGATGTTCTCGTCGCGGAGATTCGTCCGGGTCTCGATGGCCTTCAGTATCTCATAGGGTTTCAGATAGGGGGCAAAGATGGTATTCCCCTGAGCCAGCAGAGGCAGGATAAGCGTCCGGATGTTCATCAACGCCTCATTCTCTCGCATGAGTGCCTGCATTCCGCTGACATGGAATGCACCGTCGATAGGCGGGACGCCGCTTACGCCATTCGGAGCGGATGCATCGGGAACAATCCCAAACTCTGCAAGTTCTTTTTCCGTGAAAATCCGTTGATAATCGGAGAATCCGGCATGATGATAGATCATCTCCGCGCCCGCGCAGATTGCAGCAATAGCGCCCGCCTCGATGTTCTCGCCCATCAAAGAATAGACGCCCAGCGCCTGGTCGAGGTTCTGCGCCGATTCCCGGTAGGTCATGTCTTTCCGGAAGCCGGGAAGGCCCTGGACGCTGTCGGTGACGAGCGACCCTCTCTGAAAGTTCTGGTCGTGGTACTGCAAATTGGCCAGGATTTCGTTCGTGACAAAGCGTCTCTGAACGGACCGGACCGCCTGCTGACCGTGCATGGTGTCGCGGGTCAGGTATTCTTTGCCGGGGTAGGTCTTGACGTCAGCGGGGTTGTCCAGCGCGTCGATATTGATCTCGTGCATGGGATTGACGATCCAGAGCAGATAGTCCTGGTGCAGACACATGATGTTGCACATCGCCTCCCACACAGTCAGAATCCCCTCCAAAAGTCCGCGGCCACCAAAACAGAGAAGATCGGGCATGGGAGAAAAAGCGCACCCGGGCCAGCGTAGCGTATTGTAAGTATTTTTCTCGGGAAGACGGATTACCCGGCCACCGGCGACGGTATAGCGCGCATTAGGCAGCAAGAGCTCGCCCTTCGGTCCCAGAATCGTGCCCCAGAACTCGGATACCTGAACCATCTTGCGGAAGTCGGATCGCTGCCAGATCTGCTTTTTACGCTCTGCGATTGCCTCCTTCGACAAGAAAGCGTCATCGCTGGTGGTTGCTGTCTCTTCGATACTGCGATCCACTTTGCGATACTGCCCTTTTCTTTCGCCTTCCTTCAGGATGTACCAATCCAGGTATTCCTGGTGGATCCAGTAAATGCCGGACTGATTGTCGCGGCTCATCGAATCCGGATCGCGGTGGATCTTCCACGGCTCTACCAGGCAATACTCAAGCCCACGTCCAGGCACAAAACGTGGAATCATCTCCATCGAGACGCCGATTGCAAGCGACATCGTCACTGCGTCGGTGAACCGGATTTGAAAATTCGCTGCCTGTTCGTTTAATTGATCGTCCATCACTTTCTGCCAGAACCTTCCGGCGCGTTCATCTTTCGGATTACGGACGGTGAGAAACTTTGGCGTGAATGCTTTTTTTACCGCTGCCGCGCCGTACTGAACCGTTGCGAATGGCTTCGGAATGACGATCTGCGACTGCCAGGGCTCTTTTTTACTGTAAGAGACGGGACGGTTTTCCTTATAGACGTCGTAGCAGGCCAGTTGAGTCGAGCGGATATCCTCCATAGAAGTCGTCGATTGTTTCACGCAGTCTTGCAGATAATCGACGAAGTGCTTTTCCTGTTCGCCCGCGTATGCTTTCGCGGCCTCCTCGCGTTCGGCAAGTTCCTTCTCGTCTGGTGCAGGAGTCACAACCTGGTCCTGCGACCGGGTGATTTCCCTGGCGCGCTTCAACAATTCTTCGGTTCTTGGGTCTGTGAGTCCCATCAACTCTTCCCCTTATCAGTGTAGTATTCCATACGTACTTTGACCTTGTCCTCCATCTCGGGTGACAGGTTCACCCATTATTTATCAGCATTACCCTTCCACCTTACAGCCCGATCATCATGGTATTCATGCGCGAAGATCTTTCTCGACCCGGTGTCGAAAATAGGATTTTCATTTATGAAATCGAAAGGAATCTTCCTCTTGATGAGAAATTGTCTCATCTGGCTTGTGTAGTCTTCGCTCCGGCAGGTCCATATGATAATGATGTTTGCTAGATCGGTATAGAGGCGATTCATCCTTTCGACGGTTCCATCGATTATTTCCCCGATCTCAGGAAACTTGTTAGTAACGATGGTTCCGTCAAAATCAAAGGCATAAAAACTGTAACATTGAGGTGCTTCGATTATTTCCGATATTCCTTCTTCCAATGATGGCGGTTCATACGATTTTTGCATAAAATTGTAGACTTCCCGCCACTTGGCTTCGGGGATTCCGCGGGGATCCTTAATTCGGTTTTGGATGTTCTTCTCTGTGCCTGCTCCCCAATGATAGGCGACTATTTTAGCACCGTATTCTTGTCCGATCTTTATGAACCGTTCTCTTTTTTTTCTGTCCATATTTGTGCGGTCGATAACAACGGATAGCCCTGCCTCAAGAGCTTTTCTGATCGTTACATTTTCTGCTTCCTGGTATATGTCCTTTTTGGTAAAATCATAAGATCCATATTCACCACCTGCAACCATCATCTGGAAAGCATCCATATTAAAAACGACACTCCCCATAGATGCCAATTTATGGGCCAGGATCGATTTTCCACTGCCAATGTTGCCGATACACATATTAACCGTGGGCATATTGTCCTCCATCCTTCAAATTACAACCCTGCTCCCGGCGCAGCCGGGAATATCCTGTCTTTGTCATCATCGATAGCCTCCGGTCCTTGGAAAAAAAGCAGGCAGTGCCTTTTTAAAAGGTCTCTACCGTTCGGCCCTCATCGTTCATCAGGTAAATGGGTGAATATGCAAAGATTACTGTTGCCTCCGTCATATTCTTTGTAAAAAATTCAACCCTCATTTTATGTGCTTCCTTGTCATCTTTATCCGCCAGAAAAAACAAAGCCTTATCGTCCGAGCCTTTCTCTTCATCGACCGTAAAAGCCTCCTTGTAGACGATATGGTCAATTTCTCCGAAGATAACCCATGAATCATTCTCTCTAAATTTAATTATCATTTTTCTATCTTCCTTTCTGTCTATGGTCTGCCTGCCTATTTTTACAACCCCGCGCCCGGCGCGTTGGGGAAAATCCTGTCAAAGTTCTTTTTGTATGTGCGCGACACGCTGCCTATTTTCCAGTCTCCATGGTTCGCCCGGCAATTCGGGTGGCACCTATGCGGGTCCGGTGCGCCATTCCAGCCCTCTTCGGGGTGCGTCTCCGCGCCGCAATCGGTGCACTTAAACATCTCCGAGGATTCTCCCGGAGCGTCATATGGTCCGCCGTCTTTCACCTCAAAATACCGGGCTTTCTTTCCCTTAACGCTCATAATCACTTCCTTCTAGTGACGCGGGATGCTGGCCTGGCCGGATCTGCCGCCTGCCGCGTAACTTAAAATACGGTTCATCTCCGCCTGTGGAGCCGTGCGCTTCCGGGCCCGCGTTGCATCGTAGGGCATCAGAACTGAAATCAGGTAGAGAAACATGTCGCCCGGATGAGAATATTCATCCTTTACCGGCGTCGTGCCCATAATATTCCCGGAGTTGTCCACTTTCCAATGCCAGCCTCCTTTGAGTGCCCGGTGAAGAAGCTTTGCCGACGCGGAAAGAATGATCGCTGGTCGGCCATCTCCGATGAGACGCTTTAGATGAAAATTGGTCGGATCGATCCGGTTCGCCCAGCGAGTAGGGCCGGGTTCGAAACGGGTCTTCAACATGTCCCGTATCACCTTGGCTGCCGATCGCTTACGGCTGCTCTGGTCGGCTGTCGCCATGGACGGGTCTCCCATATCCCGCCAATCTTCGAGGATCTTTCCTTTATATTTTGGCGTGGCCAGTAACGGAAGAAGTTGCTCCTCGATCAACTCTTCAACCCCAACCCCTTCGGCATAGAGAACATCATGGACAACCAGTTGCCCGGAGGGGTTATACTGTGCGATGCCGCAACACGGGTGGTGATAGCCGTCCCATGCGCGGATGCACTGTATTCCGGGATAGACAGGGAGTATCTTCTGCGACAAATGAATGGACGGGTTGTAGGGCGGTGTGACCTTCTTGCCCTCCATTACCGTCGCGACCTCTCCTTCAACATATCTCGCCCATTTCCCTTTGTCGTCCTTGAACGCGGCCTGGTTCATCGCCCTTTGAATGGCGGTCAGGTGGGTATTCTCCCCCTTGGGGATAAAGAAGGTATCTTTGTAGATGATCGTGCCGTCCTCGGCGACCATGTATTCATGAGGGTCGTCAATCAGGTCACTCGTCCAGTGGGTATCATCGCCGGGGTTGTGGATCACCTGAAGCCGGGGAAAGGACCCTTTCTGTCTGCCGGCGCGGGCGATCGCCATGAGGAAAACCTCCTTGGGAAGCCCCGCGTTCGCACGTTCATGAATCGGAGCGGGTTCCTCCAGCGTGATGCATCCATATAACGGGCCTTGAAGTTTAGAGATCGATGCCGGGTCATCGATGCCGAACATGTCCACATCGACGGGTGGATTAGTCCGGATATGAAGTTTTTTATAATTGTCTTTGAATATGGCCCAGTCGCCCAAGACTTCGGTCACACTCTGAACGGTAGAGGTCTTGATATTTTCTAATGTATCACGTATCCATGCCGCCTGCAGACTGATGCCGCACCGGGCAGCATGATGGATCATCCCGACAAGTCCCGTGAAGGTCTTTCCCTCTCCCATCGGGCCGACCAGTTGTACGATATTCGCTCGGCTGTGGACGAATTTCGTCTGTGTTGGTGTCAGGTCGAAAACGAGGTCTTCACGGGCCATCAGTCGCGGCCTCCCTTGATCACCAGGAAGCGGCCTGTGTCATCTTTCTCCAGCCGGTCTTCGCTGCCAAGGATGAAGACGTTACCCTCCCTCTCACCCATCAGCCCGGCGTAACGGAGTTTCATCTCGATAATAGAAGAAGCCCGCTGCATGGCCAGGAGACGAGCACGTTGGATTGCGAATTCATCGGCGATAAAGCCGAGGGCCTGTGCCATAATCTCTTTTACGGCCAGGAAGCGGGCAGTTTCCAGTGATTCACTATCACCATTAACTGAATTTCGGTTTGCACTGAGGATTATTGATACCCATTCATCCAGTTTCGTTGCGATGTTCCGCCCCGCCAGCCGATGGGCAAAGGCATCGTTATCCTCGTGCGCCCACTGGAGACACTGCGCCTCCATCGTTTCTAGCGCCGTCAGATCAGCAGGTACATGCTCCTGGACGTGGTCAGAAAGGATTTTCTGTGTTTCTTCACGTCGCTCCTCACGGGTGCGTTTCAGATAACGAGAAATGGTAGGCTGGGATATACTGAAACCCTCAGACTTAAGGGTTGCGGAAATAGCTTCGGATGATCTGGTCCCCTGTGCGATTAAATCCTCGATCCGTTTAACCAGTCCCAATTTTTCGATTTTACTTATTGCCATAAAAAAGGTACCTTCTCGTTTAGTGCTCTGATTTTTAGATACGCATGGAGACCAGCAGGGTCGGCGACTGCTGTAACGGTCTCCATGCGTAGGAGAAAGTTATACGGTCTCATTATAACACAGCTTTCCAGGGATAAAGCTCCCGGCTGCCCGTGACGACGCCATCGGACGCCATCGGACGCCATCGGACTTTAAAATAGTGAAAATAATTCTTGACAGGTTATTAAAACTAAGAGTCCCCGTGTCCCCTTTTCTCTTTATAAACCTGCTCATCCGTATCGCTCCGCCTCTCCTCTTGCCAGGCAGGTCAGGGACTTACCGCCTTGAAAAGTTGAAAAATTTCTATACAAATGGAGATGATGAGGGGGGAGGGAGTCCCGGTCAGGCGGTTTTGGGTTTTGGGGGATCGGCTGTCAGTGTCATTGGTCATGGCTACCCGTGCGACCTCTATCAAAAGAAAAGGCCGGGCGCTTGCCCGGCCTTCAACCTTTCTTTTTGATCAGGATACTATTCCAGATCCTTTCCGTTCTTTCCTATCCGGTGCTTCCGTAACCAGCGGTGTAGATTTGCAGGCGTTGTGCTGTGATCCCCGGCAATCCTCCGAACCGGAACGCCGAGGTCCAGGTGTTCCCGAATCGCCGCCTCATGTTTATCCAGTTTTGATGGTCCCAGTCCCTTCGGTCTACCAAGACTGCTGACAACATTACCCGCCTTCGATACCCAGCTTTCACCACGAGATACCATTGCCCGTCTTGTCGCCATCGCCGCCTGTGTACGTTGTACGTTTAAATCTCGCTCAATCTCCGCCGCCATCGCAAAAACCATCGCCAGTATTTTGCTCTGGATTGTGTCATCCAGAGACCAGCCACCTTTGGCCGCGTAAATCCGGACACCCTTCGTCACTGCCAGAGACAGGATTTCCATGATCTCATACATTGACCGGCCGAGACGCGAGAGCTCCGCAACGATCAACGTATCGCCTTCTGCCATCTCTTTCAGCACGCGGGCTATCTTCCGGTCCCGCCAGGAGACGCGCCCGGTGACTGCGGGATCCTCGACAAATTCAACCGAGCCCACCTTACGCTCATTTGCCAGCTTCAGAATCTCCAACCGTTGGTTGGCCACATCCTGTTTATCCGTACTTACCCTAAGATAAGCCCAGGTCCTAGCCGTCACGTTCTGGGTAACATCTTTTTTCTTCATAACATGCCTCCTTCTTCCATGTTTATTGAATACTGACGTTAAACACTATTTTGTTTTACTATTCACGGCTATCAAGTACCATTAATAGTATATTATTGTCAAGTATATATTATACACCCTTGTATTATTTATAGGCGATCGGTTAGAATATACACCGCGTATTTCCCATTGTCCCTCCAGGAGAAAGGTATTTATCCTTTACCGGTGTGAATTGTCGCTATCTATCACAAATCATTATTCAATATTTCTCTTTCCTCCCCGGTCCCCCTCAACCCAATAAAAGACCATCGATTGCTTTGCGGCTGGCTGCCACGGGTGAATAACTATCCCTGGAGCTCCGGGTGGAAGGCATGTTCCCCGCGCGAAATTCAAATTTATTCACACACGTATCATTCAAAGTAGTCATTTTCGGAAGATCCGCCAGGAGTGAGATGAGCGCTTGTAAACGTTTTTTTTGAGAAACCCTTTATACCGTTCTCATGTTCTTATACTTTATCAGGTGTATCTGCGATGGGAGGAAGTGAATACTGGTAAAGGTATTTGTTGAAAAAAACGTTTACAAGCGCTCATAATGAATAATATCAGTATGTTATAAAATGCAATAAAGTGGATAAATCGTAAGAAACGCCTATACTTAATGATTTTAATGGTTTATAGGGAAATAAAAGGGGCCGGGGGTTCCGGGCTGAAAAAAAAAGCCCAGAAACACGCACACTCGCGCGATGACGATTCAGGATATATGATCAAGCTTACCAGGATGATGCCGACCTGGCAGGTTACTTGGCGCGGAACGTGGCAGAGGAAATTATGTCCGGCTCCACTTCCATAGTCCGTGAACGGCCAAGGCAAAATAGGTTAAAAAAAGCATTGCCTGTACATAAAGACCAGATTGATAATCGACTACCATCCATCCAGCATTCGAGATCAGCCAGACATAAAAACATTCGCGGCGCTTATGATTGTTCAGGATAACGCCCGCAATGCCGAGGACGTATAGTATTATATGAGATGGGTGCATGGGCTTCTAACCGGTTTACCGGTGTTTATCCTCCAAATAGCTAACCGTGTTTCTGAGTATGGCTTTCAACTGTTCGGAAATTCCGAATCTCTCACCGTTAATCTCAATGGATTTCATTATATTCCCATCAGCATGTCGCTTTGTCGCCGCCAACCAATCACAGAACATTTCCATGAGGTCAATCATGTTCATGTCATTAATGCCGTCCTTGTGGTGTTCGGGATGATGTCGATTATGTGCGTAATGGTGGTCGAGGGCAGGCTTCATTTCAGTGAGATACTGTTTATATTCATCGCTACCATAGGTTGTACCCTTCAGCTTAGGAGTGTAAATATCGAATATGTCTAATTCAGGTGGGTTCTTTTTAGAATAATCGTGTTCGCATTTTCTAACCCGTAAGTGATGTTCGATAATCATTAAATACGTGCCAACCTGTCTTATGTGGGCGCAGGTTTCGTCTATACTGCTATATGGTTTCTCTGTCATCATCCTGTGACCTCCTTATCCATTCTGATTTTGCTGCCCATGCCCATGCCATGCAGCCGTCCTTCGTCTCCCGGGCGGCTGCATGTGCCGTCAAGTGCCGCTTTTTCGCCTGGGAACAAAAACTTAGGGGAATAATATGTCTCCTGAGCATCGCATGTGTAATCGGGGCGCACACGATATCGGTTTGACGTTTTCAACCCCATGATTTTGCAGCGAGGTTCGATTCGCGTTTCCGTAATCCAGGCCCCCCTAGAAACGTAATGCCCGCAATAGGAACAATTATCGCAAGGATTCGACGAACCCTTCCGGTATCGTAATTCTGTCTTTTTCTTCAGTCGTTGCATGCTGCCCATCACACCACCTTTTCCGATATCCTGGTTATGATTTCCCATTGTTTCGGGCTGATTATTGTGCGTTCTCCGTGCTGATGGAACCGCTCCAGAATGTCCTCGATGAATCGCCGTTCCCATTCCGTCATGTCATCCCAGTTCAGATCGACGGCCTTGTCCAGTTTTTGCAGCCACTTAAATTCTTCCCGTTTCATTTATCCCCTCCACGTTCTTTCTTTGCCGCAATGAGGGCAGAATTTGAACGATTCCTTGCCGGGTTTTTCTCCCACCCCGCGCACTTTATAGCCCTGTCGCATACCGCGGAGTTGTTACGTGCCTCAACCTCAAATAGCTGTCTTGCAAATTGAGTGTGATATTTATCGCTCATGACTTTCTCCACGGCAGATCGTCATGGGTCCGACCATCTATACGGCGGCTTTCCTTAGACTTCCTTCCGCAACGAAACATAACCCCAGGTTTCCCTAGTGGTCTATCAATAACGGCGTGAGGGTTTTTGGTGTCGCATAGGCAATTAGGGGTCCATTCCCCCCACTGTTTAAAGAAGAACAGCACTCCTGCCGCCGCGCACTGGTCCCTCACAGCCCGAACCCAATCAGGATGCATGGGCCGTGCACCGGCTCCGTTTTCGCCGCCGAGGATTACGGCATCGATACCGACAAATCCCTCTGATTCGGGTAATATCAGAGATTTGTAGAAAGACTGTTGTAAATCAATCTCCCCCAAACAAGGTTCAATGCTCAGAAATTTCTTGCCGGGAACTTGCAGAAAGATGGGAATCTTCTCGTCGGCTTCCTGCTGGTTACAGACGGTGAGGCCGTGGTAGACGTTGGGAAGGGGCCATGGTACGGAATAAGGGCAATCATCCCACCCCAATTCATTTTTAATGATGCGTCGTTCTGGAGTCAGTGAATCGTGTGGGCGTGAGTTGAGGTAGTGTTGCATTTCCTCTGGGCGTTTTGTCAGAACTATAATTGTATGCTGTGAAGCACAGAACATGACCGAATATGCTTGATCTCTGAATTGCTCCGGCACATCCCCATGGAACAGGTCATTCCACACAGCGTACACCGTCGGCTTCTTGCGTTTCAGGGGTACACTAAGACGGTCGGGATATAAAACTATAGACCCGGCAAAACTTCCCTGCGCATCTGTCAACACGCCGTTGCTATGTCCAGGTTCACCCTCTCGCTTAAACCTATGCGCCATACTCGCACTCCAGCAATGATCACACCCCGGGGAACAGGGTGTGCAACCATCAACCAATGACCAGGGCTTATCCCAGTATCTATCCGAAATGGCCATGGCGGCATCATTCCCCATTGTCTTTACCTCCTTTCTTGACTGTGATTTCTTCGGGGAGGCGGCCTGTCAGGTCCACGCCTGATTTGAGTATGCAGTCTATCAGTTCGCTCTTTTTGCAGGTGTCAAACCTGCCCTGCTTCTTTATAAGCGTCTCTTCCAGGTAGGCCTTTACCGTGGGTTCGGCGAATATGCCCAGGGATTCGCCGAGTGACAGGATCTCTTTGATTGTCTTTTTACCGAGATATTCCTCGTCCATGGTCCATTCTTTTTCGAGTTCGATGCCGAAGAAGGCGCCGGCGTGATGCCTGGCGGCGGACCCCATGTTTTCCTGCAGGAGTATACTGATCGCAGCGGTTTTTAGTTCCGCACGCACATCGTCTGGAGACATTCCCTTGATTTCTTCAAATATCTGGTAATTTCTAAACCATCCTTTTTTTCCACAGTGGTGCTTTAAAAATGTGTCTCGTGCCTCGGCGTTGGAGTGGAGCACCGACAGGAGCAAGACGCGCTGTATCTTTTCGTCAAAGGTGAGATCCGCTGTTACTTCGGGGATACGCTGCCGATAGAATTTTTCCCGGAAATATGTGCCGTGCCAATCGGGCGGTCCTTTAGCCGCGTTCCCTGATTCTCCATCTTGTAGGTTTTCTTTTGTTTTGAAACATTCTTCATCGCCGAAACAGGCCATTGAAGGAAACCTTCCTTTTCCGTCGAGGCCGATTACTGTCAGAAATGACTGACATGTCTTACACACCTTTTTCGGGTTATGCTGAACGTTGTACATGTCGTGCTGTACGTCGTCGTTAAAGCGGAAACCGGTCGTTTTGTTTTGTTTGTATGTGCCGGTCTTTTTCCAGTTGGCCGTGAGCCATTCGGCCTGCTTTGCCTTGAAACAGGGGGCGTTGGTGCAGATGGCATCGTCGACGCCGTTATCGGTGGCAAAGAGGGTCAGCTGGATATCGGAGTTGAAGTTGCATATGGTGCAGCCGGCCGCTTCCCGGTCAAAGAGGGCCCACTCTAACTGCGGTGATCTGTTATTTATTCTGTCCCTCAGTTCTTTCACAGTGGGTAATCCGCCCCAGTGGTCTTTTAGTTCCTCATAGAAGTTGAGAATTTCGTCTTTGGAATCGAGTCTCATGAATTGTTCCAGGTGGCCGTAGAGCAGTGTTTCATCGTCCCAGTCTTTCAGTATTTCTTTTGGCAGGGTAAGTACCCTGATGCGCCGCCGGATATAGCAGATGTTGATTCCGGTTCGTTCCGCCAGTTCGGGAAGGGCTTCATGCCCCTTTTTGTCGAGGTATTTCTTGAAACAGCGTGCCTGCTCGAGGGGCGAGAGATCTTCCCGGTGCAGGTTTTCGATGACCATGACGTCGAAGACGTCGTCATCGTTGTAATTGCGGATTATGGCCGGGATCGTCGCCGACTCTTTCCCGCCGTTTTTCTGGGCGGCGATGATGGAGGCCTTGAAGCGACGCTCCCCTGCCACGATCTGAAATCCGACCTTTGCAGGCCGCACGACTATGGGTTCGATGACGCCTTTTTCGGATATGGATAGAACCAGTTCGTCGAAGGCGGCGCCCTTGTACCGTTTGCGCGGGTTCATAGGGTTGGGCGTGATCTCTGCCAGGTTAATATGTCTGAATTCTCCTTCCATTTTTTTACTCCTTTCAGTTGTTATGATGCGGTTTTGCATAGTGCAATGATTGTCTCTCATTCTAATCCCGCCTGCGGAAGCGCGCTTTTCTCTCCTCCGTCCATGTTTGGGCATGTGCCGTCAGGCCGATACCAACCATCATCCTCACCCGTGCTTCGCCCACTTTTGCGGAGCTAACCCGTGGGAAGGTTTGCCGCACCTGGTCAAGGAAGCGATTCCGGCCCAGAGGGCGGTTCTTCCCGTCGGCACACCATTCTGCATAGCAATCCCATAAGTCCATGGTCCGAACGGATTCGGCGTCATGGACCGCACACATTTCATTTACAAAGATCAGCAGGGGGTTCAGCGTTTCCATGAAATCGTTTGTAGCTTTACCAACTGAATCAGGAATAAGAAACCCATCGTTTTTCAACAGAATCTTCAATCCTTCGACCGACCAATTGAAAATCCCCTCGATCTCCTCGATGAGGGAATCGGCCATCCGCGGCTTGATCTCCTCATCGGTAAAGCGTTTTTCGAAGGTCAGCACAATGATCCTTCGACCGAATCCATAACTCTTATCCGGGATCACCGGAGCATCGTTCATTGCCGTGATAAACTTCGCGAATGGACGAAATTGAAATTGCTCCCCATATTTCTGCTCCGCCGTGATCGGATCACCGGAGATGATTGCCTTCAGGAGTTCAGTGGCCAGGGGATCCCGTGTGTTCGTCTCTGTTGCCAGATTGATCAATTTTTCGCGCAGGAATTGCGCTTTAAAACGCTGCGTGAGATCCGCCAGAGAAAGTGACGATGTATTCTCCCTCCCGACCATCGCCTGGAGGCAATATAGTACAGTGGATTTCCCGTTCGCGCCCGTCCCGTACAAAAACAAAGCTTTCTGATACCGGCAGTCGCGTAGCAGACAATAGCCAAAAAACTGTTGCAGGAGCCACTTCTTCGCGGAATTTTCATCCTCCGGGAAGATCTCCTTGAGGAAATCCCACCATTGTTGTGAGAAGGCCGATGCGTTGTAGTTGACCGGCAACTGCGTCCGGCTTCCGTATTTTGGATCGTGTGGAATCAGTTCCATTGTCCGGATGTCCAGCATCCCGTTTTTCACATTGATCAGGTTCATGTCTTTGGGCCACGAATCTTCTTCGCGGTTAATCAGTCCCCGAAGAATCTTCAAGGTATTTGTCATCATGTCTGCCTGCACACGTTCTTTCATCACAGCCACCATGATTTGCGATAAAATAGTGTCTGCAAAAGGCTTCCATACTCCTTTTTCGTAGCGCCAGAAACCACCTGCAGTATGGACAAGAGGCTCCAGGTAGGCGGCCAGATACCGTGCCAGATACATCGGCACGAATACCGGCCGCTTCCCTCGTTTCTCGAAGAACTCCGCTGGATCCATCTTCTCGGGTACCTTCACTGCCGCCGTGCTCTGCACGGACAGTTCCGATCGGACAAGGATGTCAGCCATAGCACCCGTTCCTGATTGTTTTGGTGGTGTCCAATTCGGGTCAAATCCGGCGCAGAATTCCGATATAGGCTTGTCACCGGATATCCGTGCCCGGGCATCCTTCCACCGCTTGTCCTTACAGGAGGAATGGAAACATTGGTAGATCAGCGGCCCGGTCGGCGATGTCATGATTGAGGCCTGGCCCTGGTCGTGATCCGGATTAAATAAACACTGATCGAGGCAATAGAGCGTCTGTGCACCCTTTGTCTTTGTCGTGTAGCCGATGCCGTAGTGGCCCAGATATGCCTCCATGTTGATTGGTCCCAGCGTGCCGTCCTTAAAAGGCACGGCACCGGCTGTTTTTGTAGAAGCCGCTTCCGCGGCAGTAGCCTGCGGAGAACTCCTCTTCGTCGAAGTCTGCGGGACCAGCGCTGCAAGTTTCTTCAAAGTGTCCAGGTTTGTAATTGGCACGTCGGCCAGAACGGAGGGTTGTTTTGGGAATAATTGTGATTTTCTGTGTGGACGGTCAGTCGTGGGATCGCCCTTTCTTCCTGTGGTCCCATAGCACTTCCAGATCCGGGCTGGATTCACGACGGCCGGATCAATATCCACCGTATCACTGTCATATTTGGTCTTAATTGCCGCCATCGCGGCGACGATGATTGTGTGGGTTTCTTCGTTGTTCGGCAGGTCCGGAAGGCGATAGAGCAAGTGGAAACCATTCCCGGAATAGGCCCGGATCGCCTTTCCAAAGCCGAGATCACCTTCCAGCCAGTTGGCGATCTCTTTTCCGACGGCCGTTGCTGCCTGAACCTCAGTTTCCGTCGAGGAAATGTCCGCGGGTCGTTTTGGATCCAGGTCGATCGGCAGCCACCGAATGCAGACGATGTCCGCGTCCTGTGTTGTGCTTTTCGGAATTTTTAAACGATTGACTGCCCGCGCAATAAGCGCAGGGTTTCCGGGATTGATGGTGAAATAGACGCCGCGGCTCTGGGCCTTGTCAAGAATTCCAGCCCCTGTTTCGAAAGCCTCTGGAGAATCATAGTATCCTGAGACAACCGACCTGGCAAAACCCTCCCAGCCGGGATTTTTCCCCTGGGCGCCGATTGCGCGGATTTCACACACCTCTCCCGGATTGAAAAATAGCGAGTATAATAGCAATGCCGACTCTCCTCGTCTGCGAATGGTGCAGGAAAAAGCGCGATGATACTCGCTCTATAGTTCTTTGTTTTCTTGTATGCGTCGTTCTCGCGGAAAAAGCGGCTCCGCAACGAAGCGCGCGCCGAGACTCGTATACGCAGTCCAGCGATAGTTAGTCGCATTCCG